CGAGCCGAAGACTGTGTTCTTCCGCCCGCCGCATGTGATCTTTTTGGCGAACTTTGAGCCAGACTACACCAAGTGGAGCGGAGACCGCTACTTTGTGACCGAACTGCACTAGATATCCTTGTAGTACATGGTTGCAAACCACGCGCATGACGCGATGTTGTCAGTTATTAAAGTACCGTAACTGTCATATGGGATCACATACACCGCCATAGGTTTCTGCACAATATCCTGTGTCAGATTAGATTCGTATTTGATGGTAGCGCCAGTCCCGCCCTTAGACTTGATGAAGATGCGCTTAAGCATATGCCCTTCTTTAGGTCCGCCCCCTACGACTCCAGAGAAGTTTAACTGTAGATTACTGGTCTTGTCATATAGGACACGGATGCCCTTTTCCGTGTCGACTGGGAGGCACATGGCATTTCCATTCGAGCCGGTCCATGGGGACGCGAATGGATCTATAGATCCGGAGGTAACCCGGACGTTATTGTATGTCTTGGGAAGAACCAGGACTAAGATGCGATACATTACATTGGGTCTGTCTGACTTGTTAGCAATCCAGATCCTGACCCGCATACCACGGGCCTGAATAGTGTCACCGATGCGCTGCTGCTTGCCGGTTCCTTGCGCAATCTGATTCCAGGAGTTGAACATAATCGGCGCAGTAAAGGCCAAGCCTAATACGCCAGTATTATGATATAATTGTTGGTTCTCGTTTGCAAATTCGAACTCTTTTGTCTCGGCGGTCCTCATGATCACTCGCTTCACTTTCTGATTGAAAGTCCCCTTGCGAGCTCCCCTCCGAGAACGCTTCCCACGACTCTTCCTCTTGAACCTGCGGTTCTTGCGACGGTATGCCATTCATGAAGTAGAGAGAGAGGCCCTCCGGGCCTTATATAGACGATTTTTGGTACCGGGTACCCGGTACCCAGGTGGGGGGTAATACTGAACCCCCACCTGGATACCGCCGACTTTTTTATTCTCGTCCGGCCTTCGGCCTCCCTCGAATTTTTCTAATCATCCTCCTGATTGGGAGACCCTTCGGGAGGGCGCCAGCTCGCTCCGGCTTCGCCTCGGCTCGTAATCAACTTGAGGCCTGGGCCCTCCGGGCCAGGTTTCGTGTTGTACACTATAGAAGCTGTAAACTAGCTTCTTTTTTTCTTTTTTTAACTTTTGTCTATATAAAGTCGGCTCTCCCAGGTTTTGGTTCTTTTGCCACGGTATGCCCATTCTTGCTTACTGCGCTACGCTTAACAACTACACGCCGGCCGATGTGGCCGTGCTTCGTACGCCCAACACTAAGTTGTCGTACATTATCGTTGGACATGAGGTTGGTGAGTCCGGCACTCCTCATCTCCAAATTTATTTTCAGCTCGAAAAACAATGCAAAATGAGCACAATAAAGAACTGGGGTGGTCCGTGGGGACGCATGCATTTTGAGGCCGCTCGCGGCACTGATGTTGAAGCTTCCGACTATTGCAAGAAGGATGGCGACTTTTTTGAGCTTGGAAGCCGCAAAACAATGGGTCGCAAAGGTGCACGCAATGATTTAGAGGCTGTGAAAGAGAGCATCAAAGAGGGCAAATCATACGATGATATCTGTGATGAACACTTTAATCAATCTGCTAAGTATAGCCGATTTATCAGAGAGCGCGTGCAGGCTCGCGACTCGACGAAGCAAGAAGTCTCCTTGCGCGAGCAATACTCCTCCTCGGTCCTGAGGCCGTGGCAGGCTGTGCTGCTTGCTGTGACGGAGGAGGAAGCGTGTCCTCGGAAGATTCATTGGGTTTGGGAAAACGTCGGCAATCAGGGGAAGTCCTGGATGGCGACGTATCTTGGTATTGTGAAGGGGGCGCTGATCCTGACGGCCGGGCGGAAGGTCGACATGGCGTATATCTTTGCCCAGGCCCCGAAGCCGATAGTTGTCTTCGATCTGAGCCGGACGAATGCCACGGAGGAGGACAACAAGCGAGCCTTGGATGGGATCTATTCGCTGGCGGAGGATTTGAAGAATGGGCGGGTAGTCTCGACGAAGTACGAGCCGAAGACTGTGTTCTTCCGCCCGCCGCATGTGATCTTTTTGGCGAACTTTGAGCCAGACTACACCAAGTGGAGCGGAGACCGCTACTTTGTGACCGAACTGCACTAGATATCCTTG